CGATCCGCCGCGAGGTGTGTAGGTGCCAGCTTCCGCGAAGTGGTCGATGTTGCCAAAAATCAAACCGCTTTCGGCGTTCTCGACCATCGCCTCCTTGAAGCTGGAAACCATCGCCGCATCCTCCGCTATTGATTCCCGCACTGCCGGCCCCGGCGTGTCCGTGCAAAACACGCCGGAGCCGTGGCGCAGCGAGGATTATGAGTTGGACTTGTACTTCACCACAATCCGCTCGATGTAGAGCGAGCCCGTGATGCTGCCGGCAACGGAACTGGCCTCGCCCTTCTGAATCTGAGCGAAGAGTTGCAAGCCGCCGGCGTAGTTTTCCATGTTGAACCGCGTGGCACGCGCAACCGCCTGGAGGTTGTTGCGAATGTCATCCACGTTGAACAGCACGCATCCCTTGCCGCCGGAACTGGGACCGGGGACAAGCGTCTTGATCCCGTTGGCAAAGTCGATCGTGAATCGCTTCGACGTGGTCCCGATCACCTGGCCAGTTGCCGCGCTCAGGTCGTTGATGCCATCGTCCGTTTCGACAAGAACGTCGTTGTCGCCCATGCAGCGGAACATGGCGGCATAGGCCACATCGTCGAGGTCGTCGGAGTGGGCCGCGATCAAACCGAAAGCGAGCGAAACCGCCGGGCTCAGCGAGGCCGACGAAACCTTGGCATAGATGTCCACCTGGATCAGGTTGTCGATGTCGAGCGAAAGCTGGTCACCGAGATAGAGCAACGCACTCTGGCTCTCTTCCGTGGCCGTCAGTGCCAGCTTCATGAGTCCGTTTTCGGACTTCACCGTCGGCGTGGTGCCGACAACCTTCGAACGCCACAAGCTGCCGTCAGGCGATCCAACAACGGGCGGCGTCTCATCGCCGAGAAACGTGAATTCTCTTTCGAGGATCTTCATTATCAAAGTCCCTTAGCAGGAAGAAATGGTAGAAATGGTAAGTGAAAAACGGTATCCATGATCGGAAACAAAACCACCGCTGGCCGCCGTCATGGAGCGGCAGCCAGCGGCATCGCGGCAACGAAGACTATGCGCCGGTGCCCGCGTTTCGGACGATGCCACGCCACGTATTCACGGCGGCGGCGAAACGCCCTTCGAACTGGAAGATTCGGCAATTGTTCTTCGGGTTGAAGTAGTTGCTCGGCTTCATGTTCTCGAAACCGGTTTGGTGGGCGTACACGATCGACCGGGCCAAATCCTTCGGCGCGAAGCCGTAGTATTTGACAGGCGAGTAGTCGGCCAACATCGGCTCGACGCGATACGACACCTTGCCGCGAAAAATCTGCGTTTCGTTTTCGGCCGTCACGTTGATCGACAGCGTGTTATCCAAGAGTTGCTGGGTTACGGTCTCCAACTCTTCGGGGATAAGCAACAAGGCCAAGTTGAAGTTCAACTTCCGCTTGGCACTGACGCCCGTCTGCTTTCGGATCAACAACCGCATGGCCGCCAGTTCCGCCGTGCTCGGGGCCGCGCCGGATGCCCGGTCGTTTCCGTGCGTTACTGAGTGGAACAACGCGACATTGTCGGCACACGCGACGTTGCCGACAAGCAGGCTCACACACAGACGATTCAGCGTCTGGTCGTGCGATTCCTGCTTGTCGCCGAGAGCCGACATAAACGCACCGAGGTCGTCGTCGACCATCATCTTCGGGGTCAGGCCGAATTCGTCGCCATAGCTCTCGACCTGAATCCAGCTTTGCTCTTCGCTGGTCGCCGATTTCTCGAATTCGTCGCCGTCGACGTGCAACGGCATTTCCCCGAACTCACCAACACGAACCAGCGTCGTCGGCTTGAAGTCGGGTACGCTCGGCCGTTTATGCGCCCAGTCCCGATACGTGGTACTCTGGTACGGCGGCGGCGTGTCGAGCGACTTGCGAGCCATCGCCGAGAGAACGTTGGGGAAGTCGCCCGGCGTTTGGAATCCGTCAAGGCCCAACATGGCCAGCGAGTTCGGATCGCCGAGAGCCGCCTTGGCGATCGTGTCCCGATCGGTTCGGAGGTTGCGAGCCCCGCGAACGCGAAAACCCTCGGTGGCCAAGTCGGTCAACGAGCAATGCTGAAGCTCGCGGGCACCGGCCGACGCCTGGCCTTCGACCTGGACGCCCGCACGGCGACAAATCGCCTCGCAAGCGGCCTCGCTGAACTTGTCGACAGCCGACGCGCCAGTCTGGATCTTGCCGACGGGCGACTGCTTGGCAACCAGATTCGCCGTTGCCTGCTCGAGGAACGACGCGAGCGATGCGCCGTTGTCGATAGCCGCCTGAACGACAGTCGCGTCGACGCCGAGAATCTGGCCGCGTGCCTGAATGTTTCCGATTCGATCGCGCTCGGCACGGATGGCCGATTGCGTGTCGACAACATTCGCGGCCGGTACGGGATCGGTTGCCGCCTCCGGAGTTGCCACCGGAACCGCCGGGGTCGCCGGAGCCGTCGCCTTGCTGGCCTTCAGGTCGGCCAACACTTGCTCTTCACCTGCGGGACGCGACTGACCACGCCCGGCATACCATCCACCCAAAACGGCTTCGGCATGCGCTTGCGTGGCATCAGCGGCGACGAGACCCGCCTCGATCATCGCTTGCAAAAGTTTGTCCATCGAACCTTTCTCCTTGGAAATGAAAGAAGCGGGCC